ACCCACCTAAAAATGAATTATGGACGACATTTAAAAACTTTAATGATAGATGGATATCTGGTCAAGATGTTAAAGGTAAAACACTATTTGAAGAATTTTTATTTTTAGATAAAGCGAATAGACCTATAGGTGATAAGGTAATTATTAATATTGAAGATATGAGATACTTTTTAAAGAATGCTAATTCTAGTGAAAGTGTTCTTAATTTAATTGGTCACATATTAGAAAAAAATTATTTCACATTTATGCCTGTTCCGTCATACTCTAATTTCTATGGTAGAAATGAAAGAGTTAAAGAAGGTATGCCAGACCCGTCTTATAGTGATGTTGCGAACAATACTTTTGGAACTTTCTTAGAGGTTGATACTCACGGTTCTGAACCCAAGTTCTTAGCCATTTATGTTGGTAAAGTTTCTGAATATATTAACACTTCCTCAACCAATCAAGATTTCTTATATGGGGATGATTCATTTGATATTACCCAACCAACATTAAATCCTGTTAAAAGTTCAGAAGATGGTGTTACTAATTTCTCAAATAGAAATAAAGTTGTGGCATTTAACATTGACTTTGGAACAAGAAATCAAAATATATTTAAATCGTTATCGATTGATATGTCTCAGAGAAAGAACATTGCACCGGTATTTCAAATATTAGCTAATATGGGTTCTATGGCAGATGGTCAGAAAGTAGCACAAAACACGGCTAATTTGTATAACTACTATAAAAATGCTAGTTACACTTGTTCGGTGGTTTCTATGGGTAATGTAATGATACAACCGACAATGTATTTTAATTTAAGATATGTTCCTATGTTTTATGGACCATATCTAATTACTAGTGTTATTCATGATATTACACCTGGAGATTTTGTTACTACTTTTGAGGGTGTTAGGGCAACAAAATATTCTTTACAATTACCTGACACATTAATAACGAGTGTTAATAGAGACATAGTTCAAAATTATTTATCAGATATTAGAAGAGTTCCGTCGTTGGCAAGTTCAACGGGAGATACGGCAGTTAGAAGTGATGCGATTAAAAACAGTAGTACTAGTACTAATTCAAAAAGAGCGGAACCTGATGACAATAAATGTATTGCGGTTCAAAACATAGATAAACCTTATGTAAAATATACAACAACTACAATAAATCAAAGTCAATTTAGAGGTGCAATTACTGGTTCATCTATTAGTAGTGAGGTTGTTAAAAAATATATTTTTGGTGTTGGTTTTGTTGAAACCGGTACAGGTCAGAGTTTAAAGGCGATTAATCACAATTACTTTAACCTAAAAAATATGAAGGAAAAACCAAAATGGACAGTAAGTTTTGAAAACCAAACGTGTGTTAAAGATGGTGATTATGTTGTTCCTTATATATCATTTAATAATACTGATGATTCGGTTAAATTTATGTCTGAAATTTGTGCGCAATACGAATCTATAATAAAAACTCTACGTGGTAGTAATCAAGTAAATAATGATTTGGCAAAGGCTTATACCTATTTGTGGTATTATACTTTAAGATTTACAGAATTCGATAGACAATTAAACGCGGCTGAGAACGCGACAAATATTATTAGTACTGTAGATGGTGAAATTAAGAGAAATACGGTTTCTAAAAGTTTATTTGATAGTGCTTATAAGACTTTTGAAATAAAGAATAATGCGTGGGATAACGGTTAAAAGTAGAAAAAGACTAATTAACATATATTTATTAATAAAAAAGATTATGGATACAAAATCATTATTAGACCAGTATTTGTCAAAAGATACTAGAATTGTTGAAAAAGACACAGGAAACGGATATAAAGAAGTTTGTGATTTAGACACAGGAGATTGTTATACTGTTAGAATGAGAGACGGCCTTATTGAAAGAGTGGATAACACGATGAAAGTAAATCGAACTTTGAAAGTTGAAACACCTCACGGTGTAAAAACTCTTCTAAACGGTTAAAAAAGTATTATTATGTCAGTGGATAGAAAAATCATACAAGAAATAGAGAGATATAGAAAAATAAATAACTATATTTTTGAACAAGAAGAACCTGTAGACCCAGCAGCTGATTTGGGTGGTGATGTAGAGGAACCTATGGATATTGCTTCGGAACCAGAACCTGTTGACGTTGAAACTGACCCTGACGTTGAAATAGTTGACGAACCGGGTTCAGAAGGTGAAGAAGTAACTACAGATGTGGAAACTGAAGATGGTGGAACTGAAGAGTTAGATATTACAGATTTGGTTACCACACAAAAAGATATGTCAGCGAAACAAGAAGAGTATATGGAAACTATGATGGATAAGTTAAATGACTTAACAACTAAGTTATCTGATATGGACCAAATACTTCAAAAAATTAATGACTTAGAAAACAAAGTTGAAAAGTATCGTCAAAAATCACCTGAAGAGAAGCTACAGTTGAGAAGTTTAGACTCATACCCTTATAATCAAAAACTTACTGACTTTTTTATGGATAAAGAAGTTGAAATGGAGAAAACAGGTAAAAACGAATATATTTTAACTTCTGATGATGTTGAAAATTATTCTGAAGGTGATATCAAAAAATCTTTTGATAAACCTTTTGAAGATGAAGAGAGAATGTAATTGACAAACCCATATTTAACTATTATAATAAGACCACAATTGTGGTCTTTTTTATTTTATAACTATTTGACTAAATTAAGTTATATGTTATATTTAAAATAGAGTAATTAAGAAATAAATTAAAAGAGTAAAACAGAGAAATTATGGCAAACGCATTAGATGCAGTACTAGCTCAGTACGAAAAAAACACCACTAAAAACACAAGTGGTAATCAGTCGATGTCTCAAGAAGACCGACTAAAACGTTACTTCACAACGTATCTCCCAAAAGGGACTAAATCAGGACAAAAGAGAGTTCGTATTCTCCCAACATCTGACGGTTCTTCACCATTCAAAGAAGTATGGTATCACGAAGTTCAGATTGATGGAAAGTGGACCAAACTTTATGACCCAGGTAAAAATGATGGTGAACGTTCACCACTTACTGAGGTTTATGAAGAGTTGATATCAACAGGTAAAGAGTCGGATAAAGAATTGGCTCGTCAATACCGTCCACGTAAGTTCTACATTGTAAAACTTATTGACCGAGAAAACGAAGACCACGGACCAAAGTTTTGGAGATTTAAAGACAACTACAAACAAGAAGGTATCTTAGACAAGATTATTCCAATTTGGAAGGCAAAAGGTGATATTACTGATGCAAATGAAGGTCGAGACCTTATCATTGAGTTATCAAAAGCTAAAACACCAAAAGGTATCGAATACACAGTTGTTCAGACAGTTATGTATGATGACCCTTGTTCTATCTCAGAAGATGCTGAACAACAAAAAGAATGGGTTGAAGATGAATTAACGTGGCAAGACGTTTACGCTCAAAAACCTGTTGAGTATTTGGAAGCAATTGCAAGAGGTGAAACTCCTGTATGGGATAGTGAATTGAAAAAATACGTATACGGTGAAGAGGAAGAAATGACCATAGGTGGTTCAACAAATAAAAAAGAAAAAGCGGAAGACGTTAGTGACCCACAAGATGATTATGATGTGGATGATGACTTACCGTTCTAAACAAACTAATCTAATGGTGCAGGCACTGTCTGCACCATTTTTTAATTAAAAAATGATATGGCAATAAAGAAAAAAGATTTTAGTAGTATTAAAAAGAAGTTTTCTACTTCAGCAAAATATAAACCTCAGAGGTTTTTTGACTTAGGTGGTGAATTTTTAGATGCAGTTGGACTTCCTGGTCCTGCTATTGGGCATTTAAATATGTTCTTGGGTCATTCAGATACAGGTAAGACAACTGCTTTGGTAAAAACTGCGGTTGATGCTCAGAAAAAAGGTATCTTACCAGTGTTTATTATCACTGAACAGAAGTGGTCGTTCGAACACGCCAAATTGATGGGGTTCGAGTGTGAAGAAGTAGTTGATGAAGAAACAGGTGAATTAGATTGGGACGGATTTTTCCTTTTCAATAACGACTTTGAATATTTAGAACAAATTACTGATTACATTAATGACTTATTAGATGCACAAGAGAAAGGTGAATTAGATTATAGTCTTTGTATAATGTGGGATTCAGTAGGTTCAGTTCCTTGTAAAATGACTTTTGAAGGAAAGGGAGGCAAGATGCACACGGCCTCTGCACTATCCGATAAAATAGGTATGGGTATTAACCAAAGAATATCAGGAAGTAGAAGGGCAGATTCAAAACATGAAAATACATTGATAATTGTAAACCAACCATGGGTTGACCTACCTGACAATCCTTTCGGTCAACCTAAGATAATGGCTAAAGGTGGTAATGCGGTTTGGTTAAACTCATCATTGGTGTTCCTTTTTGGTAATCAAAAAAATGCTGGTACAACCAAAATATCTGCAGTTAAAGATAAACGAAAAGTTAGATTCGCATCTAGAACTAAAGTTTCGGTTATGAAAAACCATATCAACGGACTAGGATATGAAGACGGAAAAATTATAGTAACACCTCACGGATTCTTACCTGGTAAAGATACTACAGAAGAGAAAAAATCTATTGAAAAATATAAATCAGAACAATCAGAATATTGGAAAGAGATTATTGGTTCGGATGGTGAGTTTGACTTAAAAGAAGATAGGGGAGAATAAAAAAGTTATATTGTTCATACTTTTACTATATTTTAGTATATTTATTAATATGGGGAGAAAAAAAATAGATGAAAAAGATAAGAAGGTTAAAATTGGGGTTTCAGTTGAACCTCACATACCACCTTACCTTAAAGAAAAATCGATAAATATTTCTTCTTTGGTTAATAAATTATTGAAGAAATATATTGAAGATGAAAACAAAGGTTTGTAGTAAATGTAATATTGAGAAAAGTGTTGAGGAATTTGGTAAATCTAAATCATCAAAAGACGGGTTATATCCCTCGTGTAAGGTTTGTGTTAACGAAAGATTAAAAAAATATAGGAAAGAGAACCCTGAAAAAGTTAGACTTAGTAAGAAAAAATATTATCAAAAAAATATTGAAAAGTATCGTGTAATTAATAGGAATTGGAGAAAAGAAAATCCGGATTATATGAAAGAATATTCTAAAGATTATTATGAAAATAATAAAGATGTAATTTTAGAGAAATCAAAAAAATATTACGAATCTAATAAAGAAAAAATTTTAGAAAATTCTAAACTATACACTAAAGAAAATTGGGATAAAATAGTAAAATATCAAAAAAAATACCGAAGTAAAAATAAAAACTCTATAAATGAATATATGTCTAAATATAAAAAACAGAGAAGACAATCTGATGACATATTCAATATTATTGAAAGAGTGAGAAATAGAATGAGAAAAATTTTTTACAATTTTAACACCAAAAAGAAAAATAAAACATTTGATATTGTCGGGTGTTCACCTACCTTCTTAAAAGGATATATTGAAAAACAATTCAAAGACGGGATGTCTTGGGAAAATAGAAATGAATGGCATATAGACCACATAATACCATTATCTTCGGCAGAAACTGAGGAGAGATTATATGAGTTATGTCATTATACAAATCTTCAACCACTATGGGCTGAAGAGAATATGAAAAAGAGTGACAAAATTTTATTGTAAGAATCGGTGAGAAATCACCACAAAACAAAAAATGTGACTAAGACATTATTAGTTGACGGAAATAACCTACTAATGATAGGATTTTACGGGGTAAAAGAATTTTATCACGATGGAAAGCATATCGGTGGTATATACCATTTCATCAACACAATCAGAAGGTTCTTATCGGAACACAATTATGACAAAGTAATCGTTTTTTGGGATGGAGATAATAATTCATCTCAGAGAAAATTAATTTTTCCTGAGTATAAGCAAAATCGAAAACAAACATTAAACGAATCCAAACGTGAATCTTTTGATTGGCAAACTCAAAGAGTTAAAACTTATTTGGAAGAAATGTTTGTGCGTCAGGTTTGTATTGATGGCACTGAAGGTGATGATTTGATAGCTTATTATTGTCAAATATCGGAAGGGGAGTATAAAACTATATTCTCTTCAGATAAGGACCTTACACAACTTATTTCTGATGATGTTGAGGTGTATCAACCAATGAAGAAGATAACCCTTAAGAAAGGAGATTTGATACCTCTTAAGGATATTTCAATACCACATCAGAACATTGTAACCTTTAAAATTATTTCTGGTGATAAATCTGATAATATTGATGGTATTCAATATATGGGTGAGAAAACATTTGTTAAATTATTTCCTGAGATAGTTGATAATGTGACTTCTGTTAACGATATTATACAACGAGCTGAAGAGTTACACAAAACGGATAAAGATAATCGAGCCTTACAAAACCTTTTATCGGGTAAAACTCGAAGGGGAATTTTTGGTGAAGAGTTTTTTGAAATTAACACAAAACTCGTAGATTTGTCTGAACCGTTGCTCACTGAAGAATCAAAAGAGACTATTGAACTCTACTATAAAGAAAATTTGGACCCTGATGGTAGAGGGTATAAGAATCTAATGAGAATGATGATGAGTGATGGAATTTTTAAGTATCTACCTAAACACGACAATGCTTGGGTGGAATTTTTAACCCCTTTTATGAAATTAACAAGAAAAGAAAAAAGAAGATTCAAAAACAAAAAAAGAAAATTATGAGAGAAAATAATGATTCAACAAAACTAGAATTCTTGCTTACACTTAATGAAAACATTATTGTGCAAAGATATTTTAATGTTAGAGGGTATAACCCTAAAGCTCGAGCAAGTATGGAGCTTCACGAATTGGTAAAATCAATTTCTGAAAAAATACAAAAAGATTTGAAGGATAAGGCTTCGGATTATATGTCTGAAAACGTAAACCTAATTCTTTCAAACCCAAGTGTTTTAACTACGTCAAATACTGAAGGTCCTGAGTATTTCAACATCTATATTCGTATTGGTGATGAGACAATTTGTCATAGAATTTGGGATGCGAAATTATACCCTCCTAAGACAAGATATACCGTGGACATACGCCCACACCTAAAAAAATTGCTTCGAGACCTGTCTGACATTTTTTCAAGAGAAAAATTAAATCACACTTATCTCGATTATCGTTTAGTTTAACCATATTTATATTCTACAAACAAAGATTAAAGCTTAATAAATTATGTCAAAAGAAAAGAATTTTGGATACCTCGGAAACACATTTCAATTACAACTTCTCAATAACATCGTCTTATATAAAGACTTTGCGAATTCTATTGTAGATGTCCTCGAACCGAAATACTTTGACAATCAATATTTTAAGTTAATCATGCAGATGACTAAGGAGTATTATCACAAATATGAACATGCTCCTTCATTCTCAACTTTGGAACAAATTACAAAATCAGAAGTAACATCTCCTATGGCTCAAAAAATGGTTCTGGATATGTTAAATCAAGTAAAAGAGGCATCAAATGAAGGTCATCAATACGTTCAGGAGAAGTCTTTAAAGTTCTGTAAACAACAAGAACTTCAAAAAGTGATGAATAAGGCTCAAAAGATTATCGATAAGGGTGATTTTGAGTCTTATGATTACTTGGAAGAGATGGTTCGTGAGGCATTACAAGTTGGTGAAGTTGATACAGGAACTGCTGATGTTTTCTTTAATTTGGATGAGGTATTGGATGATGATTTCCGTCATCCTATCCCTATGGGAATAATTGGTATTGACAACCTTCTAAAGGGTGGGTTAGCGAAAGGTGAGATTGGTGTGATACTTGCTCCGACAGGTGTAGGTAAAACAACCGTCTTAAGTAAAATTTCAAATAACGCATTTAATTTAGGTTATAATGTCTTACAGATATTCTTTGAGGATAATCCTAAAATTATTCAAAGAAAACATTTCACAATGTGGACTAAAATTGCACCTGACAATTTGTCTTTACATAGGGATGAAGTAATGAGTAAAATTAGACAGATTAAAGAAAATGCACCTAATAGACTTATATTGAAAAAGTTACCTTCAGACCAGCTTACAATGAGTCAGATTAAAAATCAGATTCGTAAGATGATTGCTGAAGGGACAAAAATCGATATGGTGGTGGTAGATTATATTGATTGTATCGTCCCTGACCGAAATTTGGGTGACGAGTGGAAAAGTGAAGGTTCGGTAATGAGAGGTTTTGAATCTATGTGTCACGAGTTAGACATTGTAGGTTGGACCGCAACACAAGGTAACCGTTCATCTATTTCATCAGATGTGGTTACAACTGACCAAATGGGAGGTTCAATTAAGAAAGCACAAGTTGGTCACGTTATTATTTCTGTTGCCAAATCCCTACAACAGAAAGAAATG